TGTAACAAAGAATGTGGTTATATGTTCCCAGACACTGCTAAAGAATGCAGTTATCTTTTCCCATAACCCCGCAAAAAATGCGCCTACCTTTTCAAACATTTGTGCAACAAATTCTTCAGCAGCAGGGGCGTTTTCGCCAAACAAAAAAGTCATAAAGCGATGGTATAGATTTGTAAAAAATCCTGTTATCGCTTCCCATGCTGAAGAAGCAAATTCTGCAATCCGTGTGCCAACGCCGCTAAAAAAGTTTGTGATAGAATTCCATGCTTCTACGGCAAAATTTGCAATGCTCGTTCCCAGCCATACAAACCAGTCACCGACACGCTTTAACGCTGCGCTTATTGAATCCCAGTGTTTAACACAAAGAACAATAATGCCGATTAAAGCCGCAACAGCTGCAACAATTCCGGCAATAATCAAACCTATAGGATTAGCCATCATAGCCGCTGTTAATGCGCTCATTGCACCAGAAAAAACACCAGCTGCGCCAGCTGCAACCTTCATAACAACCGTAAAAATAGCAGTTGCAATTTTTGTTCCAGTCGTAGCAAAAGCAAGTGCGCTTTGTGCCGCCGTTGAACCTTTTATAACTGAAGCGTAGGCAATCTGTGCGCCTGTTGCAACAGCTGTAATTACATTATGCGCTTTTTGTGCAATCACAATAGCGTCTGTAACAAGTCGCCATGTAGTCATAGCTGCAACAACGGCAATTATTACACCTCTAAAAGTCCATGCAGTTTGAACAATCTTTGTAATTACATTAAGCGCAGTTGTAAGACCATTTACAAGCGGCGTAACATCAAAATTAGAAATTGATTCTGTAAGCTCTGTAATGAAATTGCCGCCTTTTCCTGCAAAAGCGTCTACAAACTGAAAGCCTTTTTCTGTTAATGCACTTTTTAAAACATTAAGTTTATTAAGTAAAGAACCGCGCAATGCTTCAGCTTTCTGCATGGCCGCATCCGTAGAGTTTGCCGCCGTTGCAGCGTAACCCTCTAGCGCATCCGCTCCAGTATTAAGCAGGGCGTTAAAAGCCGCAATGTTTTGTTTTCCAAAAATAGCATAAAGATTTGCATTTCGTTCTGCGTCACCCATGCCAACCATTGCTTTGTTAAACTGTCCGACAATATCAGAAAGGCTTAAAAGGTTGCCGCTGGAATCTGTTGTAGCAATTCCCATCGACTTTAACGCCGCCGCTGCGTTATCAGTAGGGGCGGAAAGATTGGTCATAATATTGCGCAAATGCGTTCCTGCTTCAGCTCCGACAATAGAGTTATTCGCAAGAGCTGTTAAACTTGCGCTAAACATATTTAAATCATTGTTTGCAGTCTTAAAGAATGCACCCCCGGCGGTTATAGCTTCGCTTACATCTGTTAAGCTCATGTTTGCGCTGTCTGCTGTGTAAGCCATAACATCGCTAAGGCGTTTCATGTTTTGGGCTAGTATTTCCGGGTTGTCGCTCATCATGCCCATTACATTTAAGCCGCCGACTGCCATTCCTACAGCTTCGTTCATTTCAACGTAAGCTGCGGTTGCAAGATCTGCAACACCTGGAAGAAGGGCAATAGCATTTGAACTGTCAACACCAGCGTGGGCCAGTGTAGCCATAGCATCAGCGGTTTGCTTTGCGTCAAACTCTGTTGCAGCCGCAACAGCTCTTGCGCTTAAACCTATTTCATGCAGCCGTTCTTCAAAATCAGCTGCTGAAGAATCAACGTCGCTAAAAGCCGCTCCGGCTCCATGTAAAGCGGCATCAAAATCTGTGTATTGTTTTGTAGCAACGACAAGCCCTGCGCCAACCGCCGCAACGCCCATTCCAATAAGCATTTTTCCTGCGGCTTTTGCAGTTTCGCCAAAGGCAGTAACCCGCTCTTGCGCTTTCAACAGACTTGCATTTAAACGGCCAGAAACAGCGTCGCCGCTCGCACCTATGCTTTTAAGTGCGGCAGAAGCGCGGTCTACTAATGCAAATGTTGTTGAAACTTCATAACGGCTTGCCATTTCTCTTTTTCTTGATTTCCTTTTGTGTTTGTGTTAATTCCGGGATTAAAGGTTTATACCAGAATAGAATTTCCCTAACAGTCATGTCATAGGGTGGAATCGGCAAATGATATTCAACATATATTTGCCGTATCATGTCCGGCACTCCATCATAAGCCGGAACTTTTTTTTCACTTCCACCCCGTGCAACAGGAACGGTTAGGCACTCATAAAAAGCTGTGCAATACCTGTAAATACTTTGTAGTCGGTATTGTAGAGATTTGAGAACCAACCAATGTCTTTTCCTGTCATTGCGCTGCAAATAGCAACAATTTTATGGTTCATCTGCTGTGTTTTATAGTTATCAATTCCCATATAAGCGCGGCCATTTGGCGGCACAATTTCAACGCTTGTTCCGGCAAATCCAGCAGGGCTTTTCTGTGAAACTGTATAAACAAAGTTTCCTTTGTCGTTTATGCTCAAAAAACCACGCTGCATTGATTTTACAAGGCGTTCTTTTGTCATTGTCAAAGCAAGTTTGTCTGTATCGCTAAAACCTGCGCCTACAATATCAATGTCGTTGTCTTCAGCCCATCTTGCAATTTCCTGTTCTGCAAGTTCTGCGCTCATAGTTTCGCCTGTTGTCTTTTTTTCGTCTGCCATTTGTTCACCTCAAAAAAATAATCTGGCAGGGGTTTGTTTTCCCCCTGCCTTAAAAATTATAACTTTTCAACATCGCCATTCAGCGTAACTTCTGCCGTACTTTCTTTTGTTGAAAGTTTCACAGCGTCTGTTATCTGCATTGTACCGTTGTAAACTACGCCGTTTACAAGCGTACACTGAACAGGCACAAACTCGCACTTGTTCTGCAAATCCTGCAAGAATTCAAGGTCGCCCGCCTGTTCATCAATGGTAATGTTTAAGCCTTCAATGCTTCCAACGTGCCAGCTTTTTACCAGGCGCGTTGTGCCATCCCCGTTCTGCTTCACTTCGTTGTTGAAGCCTTTAGGGGTAATAGAAACATCGTCTTCACTGTCACAGACAAAGTTTCTGCCGTTTATAGTAATGCTCTCTACAGGGCCGCCAACTGCTGCCATAAATTCACCTCTCTTTTACAAGTTTTTATCCAAGATAAAAACCAAAATAAATATCGCCGCTGATAACTTCCACATTGCCGGAAAGTTTGCACGGGAAAACATAATCAAGCCGCTTTGGATTTTCGCTGTTGATTCCAACCTGCAAATTTTCTTTTGTAAAATCTGCGTCGCTGATAATTGCATTTTTTGCAAGTGAATCAGCAAGAGTTGCAAGCCAGCCTTTAACAGTCTTTGGCTTGATTGCCTTCGGGTTAGTTGTAACCTGTGCGTCTGGCACAAGTGGCGCACCCTTAACATCATCGCTTTCTGTGATAAGGCGGCAGTTATAAACAATGTTCATAAGTTTAACCGCATCCACAACATAACGGCGGCCAGGATATTTGCCTTCTGAATCCGGGTGATAGAAAGTAACAATGTCGTTCAGCTCTGCAACATTTCCACTCTTAATGTTGTTTGACGCACCTTTAAGAATGGACTGATTGCGAATCTGTGGTGTTTCCTGTGCATCGTCGCTTCCGGCTTTAAGCCCTTTAAGCTGGCCTTTGTAATTCTGCGGCGGGTTTGAATCTGCTGTTGTGATAATATCATCAAGCAAACCTTTTGCAGCAACAACAAAAGGCAGTTCCGGCGAACCAACGCTAGGAACCAAAAAGTTAATGTAATCGTTTTTGCGCTCGTCTGAAATTGCAGTGCGTGTTGTATAGTTATCTGTACAACCGTGCGCAACGATACAAGGCATTTTCTGCAAAACGCTCCAGCGTCCTTCACCCCATGCCTGGTATGTATCAAGAATGCTTCCTGCCTTGTAATCAAAAGTAGAAAGCACAAATGTAATCCATTTCTGACCGATTTTTTCAAGTGCGCTTGTAACATCGGGTGTTCCTGCTCCGTCTGCAAATGCAGTAATTGCCACGGTCAAACCTGGCAAGTCGGCATCCATAACAATAGTAATACTGTTTCCAAGTACGCCGCTCCATTTTGCAGTCAAAGTGATATGCTCCGGCACATCTCCAGAAGCTGCCGTAACAGCAGCAGCCGCTGGCATTTCAAGCACGGCGTTAATAGCAGCAACAATGGCAGCCATAGTTTCAGAAGCTGTTGCGCCTTTTGCAACGCTAAATTCAGCGTCTACACCGCCAACGCTAACAGTACCGCTTCCGGCTTTTGTTGCAGCGTCTCCAGTAATAAGAATTTCGCCCTGTGCCTTAGTCCACTGCGCACCTTTTGCGACAGGCAAAATGTAAACCGGGAATGTGGCCATTGCTCCAGCTTTCGGAAAAAGCTGTAAAGCCGCAAGGTGAAGAGGGCTTCCGTAGCCGTACTTCTGTGCGACTGCATCTGCGCTTCCCTCGATTTCGTACTTGTCAAGAGAATAGACGGTATCGTCATTTCCCTGCCCAATAATTGCAAGCTGCTGTGGCAGCATTGCAGCATTTCCGGTGTTAAAGTTTTTGTAATGTGTTTCAAGACCTGTAATTCTTGAAACTGTGCTAGGACTTACACCCATTTTCTTTGCTCCTTTTATATTAGAATTCGACAAGCACTCTGCCGTCTTTGTCGCTAATTTTAGCGTCAACCAGCTCTAAGCCTTCGCCCTCGCTGATTGCCACACCCTCTATATAATCCACATTCAAAGTAATGCGTACAATTTTCACTTTTACAGCCGCGTTTGCGTTTGCCGGATTTCCAGCTTCAAACTTCACAATGTCGCGACCATCAACAATTCCACGCATTTTTAAATATGCGTAGTTTTCAGCGCATAAAATATTTCTTACAATACGCGCTGTTTTCCAAGCCTTTAGGCTTGCCCGCATTCCGGCATCTTCGCCGCTTTCTGCGTTTCCTGTAGCATAAACATCAAGCAAGAATGTTGCGCTCATTCTGTGCTTGTTAAAGTTTGTGCTTCCGCTTGTCTTTTCAGAACCAACCAAAGTAAGGTTCACAAGTGGAAAAGGATTTGCCCCGCCGTCAACATATTGCAGGGGGTCATCATTCTCAATATAAACGGCAATGTTGTAGTCACGGGCGTTAGGGTCGGCTGCTTCCTGTGCAAGCGCAAACTGATTGGCAAGTTCTACGCTCAAAATCGCTCCAATCTGATCACGGATATATTCGATATTATCCGGCTCACTTAAAAGCTCTTTGCACTCACATTCAATCATCATTTACCGCCTGTTCCGTTCCGCTCATATCCAAGCTAAGATAAACCCGAACAACTCCAATCGTTCTGTCCGGCTCTGCAAAAACAACATTGCTTTCCTGCGTTTCCCCGTCAAGGTTCCTGTAAACAAGTTTCCAGCCGGGCACAGGTGTTACAGTTTTGCCGTTTATTTTTACACGGCTTGCAAGAAAACTTGCGCACACTGTCCGCCCTGCAACGCGGTTTCCCTCTGTATCAACAGAATAGCCAATGTCTCCAACAAACCCGGTTATCTCCCACGAATGCCCGGCTTTGTCGCTAAGGGTAAAAACAGTGTTTCCGGCTTGCTTGCCCTCAATCGTGTGGGCCGCATCCTTCTGCGCAAGTTCTCTTAAACCCATTTTTACTGTGCGTCTCCGGCATCGTCGCCTGCGTCGCTGCCCTTGTCTGAATCGTCTTTGGAATCAGATTTAGGCTTTGTGTCTTCTACTCCGGCATCTACTGCGCCTGTAGAAGAAGAAGGTTCGTCGCTTTTGCCGCTGGCTTTTTTGCCGCTGGCTTTTGTAACCTCAACAATTTTCTTTGCCTTTACAAGTTTGTTAAAAACTTCTTCAGAAAGAAAATTGTCTTTTGTAACTTCCTGTCCTTCAACAAGAATTACGCCCTTTGATGTAATGGCTGTACCATCAGCAATTTCATAAACTTTAGTCGCTGCCATGTTTTACCTCTTAAAGTGTGGTTGTCAAACAACCGAATTTATCAATGGAAACTGGAATTGCCAAAGCGCGCATCTTGCTTTCGCCTGTGTATGTATCGCCGTTTTCGTCGTACCAGACGCGGTTGTGAATGCGTGCAAAACCGTCATAAGTAACTTCTGCCGGAACAATGGATGCAAAAGGTTCTTTCATGCCTGCTGTTGGCACTCCGCCGAATACAATTCTAAAGTCCAAATCTTCAACAGCAGCAGTAACAATAACCTTGTCTGCATTCATAAACTTTGTAAGAGTTGAACCCTTGAAAGATTCGTAACTGTCGTTATAAACCCAAAGTTCAAGACGGTAAGAACCAATGTCAACATAACCCATGTAACGGCCACCGCGATTTTTCAAAGCTGGTGAAAGCTGACCAAGATTCATGCCGTCCTTTTTAACAGCGTCTTTGAAGTCTGTGTTTTTAAGCGCATTGTTCCAGGCATTGCGTCCAAAAATTGCAATAGCAGGGTCGCTTTTTCCATCGTCATTGATAGCGTCACAAAGTGCTTCCAAGTCCGCAAGAGGGGTAGCACTTGAAGAACTCCAGGCAACAGAAACTGTAGGCTTGTGGCTTGACTTCATCTTGAAGTCAAGGTCATAAACGATATTTCCGTTTTCGTCTGAAAGCTGAACAATACCTGTCTGCATAATCTGTGCGCACTGCAATTCAATCTGTTCTTTGAACATACGATGGAATTTAGAAAGTGCCTTCTTGATTTTTGCGACAAGGCGGGCAAACCATGAACCAATGGTTGCGTCATCGTCTCTTTCGCCCGGCTGACGCTGCATAAGATCCATAAGCGGAACAGGCTGCTTCAAACAAGAATAAGGCGGCTTAAACCGCTTTTCTGTAAAAATGTCGTCATCAACAATAACGCCGCCTGTTCTGTGGTCTTTCAGAACTGGCGCAACTTTGTTTCCGCTGCGTTCAATGTCGATTTCGACAAATTCTGCGTTTGTATAATCTTCTTCAGTTGTCTTGAAGAAGGTTGTAAAGAATCCGCGCTTCTGCATTCGCGCATCATCTGTGAACATTTTCAAAACTCTTTTCAAAAAGTCCATTGTTTTTCTCCTGTTGGTAAGAACAACCGTTTACTGGTTATCCTGTTTTCCGATATTTGTAACATCAAGGGCAAGAATTCCGCTTGCTCTCAAAGTGTCTGCCTGTGCAGCAGCCAAAGCAGTTCCAGCAACAGTTACGCCGCTTTTCTTAACTTTTCCAGCAATGCAAACACGAACATAAAAGTCCATTGCAGCACCGCCGCTTGCGTTTGTGTTTACAAGGTCGTCGCGTGTAGCAAGAACGAAACACTGGCCGCTTACAGCGTCTGCAAGTTCAAGTTTTCCGCTTGTGCCGTTGCGCACAAGAACATAACCGTCTTTTGCAGTAGTAGCAGCCGCAAGAGAAAGAACTTCACTTGCAAACTCATTGTCGCCAATGAACAAGTCATCCGGCCCGTGGTTAATGATCTGGCTATTGCCTGTGATATTTCCCATTACAGTTGTCCTCCCAATTCTTTTTCAAATGCAGCCATTACAGCGGCATTGTCCCTCTGTGTGTTGTCTTTTGGCGGCACAACTTCTGGAATGTTTTTTTCATCTTCCTTTTGTGCGGCAACAACCTGTGCGGCAACCTTTTTATCCATGAATGCGTCAATAACTGCCGAATCAGTAGGATTGGCGTTATTCTTGATACATTCAAGGGCGTAATCAGTGCAACCGCATTTTTCACCCATAGCTAAAAGACGGCTTGCGCGTTCGCGTTCATCGCTTGCGCCTTTAGCTTCGCCTTCTGCAACAATCGCCGCATAAACATCGGGATTGCTCTTTTTAAGTTCTTCAGCTGTCATTTTGCAGCCCCCCATATTATTTTTGTCGGGCCTGCTATTTGCGCCGCCCGCGCTTTCCAATTTCAAACAGGCAGCAATCTTTGCGTTTGCCCCCTGCATTTTATCCGCATTTTTTTTCATTGCGTTTTGAGTTTCCAAAACATAAGCCTGCGCCTTTACAATAAAGCTGTTTTTTGCCGCAATAAAATCTTCCGGCTTTTCTTCGCTCTTGTTTTCAATCACTTCGTCCGCAAATCCGGCTTCAACAATTTCTTTGCCAAAATACCAGCTTTCAGCGTCCATCAGATTTTTCATTTCAGAAACTTTCTTTCCTGTTCTGCCGCTGTAAACAGCCGCCATCAAATCGTCTGTACGCTCCATAGCGTCTGCGCTGGTACGCAAATCGTTTCTGTCACCAATTACAACGCTCCAGCCGTTGTGAATCATATAAATTGAGTTGTCTTCAACAATGATTTTATTCTTAGAAGAAACGGAATGGGCGGCCAATGCAATAACGCTTGCTGCGCTTGCTGCCATACCCTGTATGTAGGTTGTAATTTGAATGTCGCTGTGGTTTCTTGCAAAGTCGCGGATAACATTATAGATGGCGATACAATCCCACAAATCACCGCCCGGCGAATTGATTGTAATGCGTACATCCTCGCCAGCCCCAGCTTTTGCAAGCTCGCTTCTTACATAATCTGGAGTAATGCCACTTGTGAAAAATCCTTCACCAATCTGCTTGTCTATCAACAGTTCAAACATAGTTTAATTTTCCTTGTGTTTAAAAAAACTCGCTATACCGAAAAAATATTTTTTTATGCTTGTTAAACGCAAAAAGCCGCCCCTAAAAAGGAACGGCTTTGCATAAAGTAAAACTATTCAATCTGCTTTGCGTTCTTTGACTGAATGGCAGCAATAATAAGTCCGGCAATAATTCCCACAAGTCCAAAAACCATAGTAATTACAGTTGTCATTGTTTCCTTGCTGAATCCGCCAAATCCAAGCAGGTATGCACCAACGCCCACCAAACTGACCGCAAGAATTGCAAGCCATGTTTTCTGTGTCTTGTCGCGTTTCTGCCAAAGCTGTGAAGTAGCAATTCCTGCGCCAAACATTGTAAGCGCAAAACCTGTCATGTCGGCAAGTTCAAACTTTGCAAAGTACGCAATAGCGACACCTGCAACAACCATCAGTAAACCAATGATAAGAAAAATATTCTTTTTCATTTTTACCCCCTGCCCATTTAGGGCATTTTTTATTATTTACAGGCAACGCCCGCAATTTACTTGTACAAACCGCCCAAAAGATTTTCACGGCTTCTAAATGCCAGCTTGCAGCCATCCTGTTTGAATCCGTCTTGTTCCAGAACGATAAAATATTTTGTATTGTAGATTGAAACAAGAATGGCAGTATGCCCGTATTTGTTTGTTTTAGTTGCACCCCAGACCAGAATATCTCCGCTGGAATAATCCGCAAGCGCATCTTCTTTTATGACTTTCAGCTTGCCAGGGTTTTTAATAATGTCTTTTGCACCCTCAACAGGCGGAAATTGCGGAACTTCCAGAACCTCGTCGCAATATTGCCGGGGTAGGTCTACGCATTGTGGCCCGAATTTTCTGTCATAATCAACTTTTGTTCCAAGATACTTTTTAATAAACTGCGTTAAACTGATTGCCATTTTTTCACCTCACTTTATTTTGCTTTTTCTTCAGAATTGCCTTCATACAACGCTTTCAAATCGTTGTAATCTTTTTCTGTTTCTTCATAATGAATCTGAAATTCCCTAAGCTGTATAATCCATTCGCCCGGCACGGTAACTGTATCGTCCGGGTTTCTTACATCGCCGTACAATTCGGGAAAAAAAGGAAAGTTCAGTTCCGACAAATAAGGTTTTTCGATGTACTCAATTTTTGTGCTTGTGCAGCCCATTAAGAGCATTGCCAAGAGCATCGCCGTCATGCAAATTATTGATTTTTTCATCCGCTTCCTTCCTGTTTTTTCTTAAAATCTGAATAGTGCTTTCAAGTTTTGCCTGTTCAGCAATCGCCCTTGCAAGCTCCCTGTTTGTGCTTTCAAGTTTGCCCTGTGTTTCTTTTCGCTTTGTTTTTTCAGACCGCCACAAAAAGAAAAGTAACAAAATCCCAACGAAAAGCACCGCTGTTAAAATCAAAAAAAACTTAATCATTTTTCTTTTTCCTTCTTCTTTCGTGTTCTTCGTAATTTAGCACCATTGCGCCAATCGCAAAGAAGCCAAAAAAAACACAAAGAATAATTCCTAGAATAGTTCCTATCATCGTTCTTCATTGCTTGAAGGTTTGTTTGCAATGGCATCACTCACTGCAAAACCGATTTTTTGCCCGGCATTTACACCAAGATACAAAAGTGAAATGTAGAAAAAATCCTGTATTACAGCTGTTAAAAGCTCAATCGCAGTCTTTGCTTCCAAAATGTTTTTTATGCAGCAAATAATAACAACGACAGCAACAACAAAAGTAATCACACCCCAGACAATCCAGACAAGAAATTTTCTGCTTTGAAATTTGCTTGTTTTCTCTTTTTCGCCAGTTCCGCTTTCTTTTTCTTCACTCATTTTTGCACCTCGCTTTTAAAAGATTTAAACTACTCACGTGAGTAGTTACTTAATCAAAAGTTTTATAATCCCGCCAATGTTCGACAAAAAAGCACCGACACACGCCGCAACAATAATTCCTGTTATCTGCTTTATTAAGTCTTTTGCTTTTTTCCCTTCCGCTTCTTCAAGTAGGGTAAGGCGTGAATCTACACGCTCAAAATGTTCATTTCCCTGCTGTAAGCGTGTAAGAATCTGCTCAATTTTTTCATTCTGTTTAATATCCTGTTCACGCAACGCTTCAAGTTTTGTCATGCGTTCGGCAAGGCGGCTTGTACTTTCAATCATATTGTCTAGTTTTGTGCCTTGCTGCGTTATGCTTTTTACAAGGTCAAGCATTGTTTTATCATCCATTTTTCAAAATCTCCTTTTCCACCGCTTCCGAATAATGCGGCAAATGCTGCCACACTTTCACATTGATTTTTTCGTGTTTTTCAGTCCACCAGTTTTCACCGTCATAAAAAGCCGCTGTTTCAACACCGCCAAAGCTGCAAACCCACTTCATAGAACTGTCGGTTGGTTGTGTTTTCTCTGCGTTTCGCCATTCTTTTTTAAGCCGCTCATTCGTAATCATCCAGTCAAAGTGCGCAAGCGTGTAATAACCGTTTCTGTATCGCTCACTGTTTTTCTTTTCCAGCTCCAGAAGTCCGCGCATCCTGTTAAGCTCTTTTTGCTGGTCAATAATCACGCTTACAAGCTGCTGTTTTTCCATCTGTTCAAGTGCCTTGTCTTCCGGCTCTTTTACAATCAAATCTTCCATGCCGTTCATTCTTTGCCCCCTGTGCCACCTTCAGAAGAAGGGCTTGAACTTCCGTTCAGCTCGCTTTCATCGTTAATTGCTTCCGCGTCTATATCCGTATAGACTGGCTTTCCGTTGTTGTCTTCGTCTACGTGCGGAATAAAGCCTGTGCGTTTCATCAAAGCCCGTTCTTTTTTCTGCTGCTGCAAAACCTGTTTTAATGTCATGCCGCTATTGCGTAACGCTTCTTTGTCAAAAGTAGAAAAGCCGTTATCAACGGCAAGTTGGCTGGCTCTGATTTCTTTTTCGCGGTCAACGCTAGGGCGGCTAAGTCCAAGCCATGTGCATTGAAGCCATGCAGAAACAACCCGCCATTTTGCAACATCGCCGTAAGCCTGTAAGAATCCCGGCGCGTCAAGCTGACCTTGTAAAATTGCCTGTGTAATAAAAGCGTTGTAGATGTTCTGGCAAAAAGCATCTGCATTCTTTTTAATCTGACGGCTAAGGTAAACTTCAAATTCATTGTTCGCCTGTCTTGAAGCTGAATAGTTGTTGCCAAATTTCAGCATCAAGATTTCCGGCGGAATTCCGTGCGTCCATGCAAGCCCGGAAATAATAGCTTCTTCAAAAGTGCGGTAATTCACATTAGGGCGGTTTGTTGCAGGGCTTACAATCTTCTGGCCCGGATCCAAATCGTCAAAAAAGGTTCCCGGCTTCATTTCCCGCAAATCATCGCCAATTTTTTTATCTGGAAATGGGTTATAGTCTTTTGGTTCGGCAGGTGTAGTTCCAACTGTAGGGCGCAACCGTGCCAGGCCGTCGCTAGGTCTTGCGCCTTTTGCGCTTTCCTGCGAACGCTCCACAAAGAAGGCAAGCATAGCGTTAATAACCGCAGCGCGTGTTTCAGCATCGCGGTAGCGGTCAAGTTCTTTAAGCATATAAAGCGTATCAGCTAAAAACGGTTCGCCCCTGGTATCGTCAAGAAGTGTTTCGCTTCCGTAAACCATCCAGCTTATAAGCCGCCCCGATTTTTCGCCCCTTGTCGGTACACGCTCAAAATGAACATCGCCGTTAATTTCAGTACGAATATGAAAAGCAACCTTCTTCCCGTATTTGTCAAACTCTACGCCGTGCTTAATCCAGTTGCCGCCCTTTGGTGTGTAATTATCCGGCGTTCTTATGTTATCGCCGTTTACCCACTGCCAGCGCGGTAAACCTGTTTTATTGTCAATGCGTGAAATAATGATGCCGTCGCCGCATACAAGGCTTTCAAAGCGAACTTGTTCCTGGAACGCCCCAAAATTCTGTTTTTTACCCCAGTCAAAAACAGCCGGGGTAGAAGCGTATAAATCAAACTCTGTGGAAAATTTTTCTGCGTAATCAGTGGCTTTTTCTTCCTGTTCATCTTCGCTCTTTTTTGACCAGATAACAGAACCAACGGGCATAGGGGCTGCAACAAGCCCTGTGTGAATCTCATTCCAAATTAAACGGCGGATAATACCTTTTGCGTACAGGTTTTCTTTGAATAAACGCAAAGAACGCTTGCGCAGCGTCCAGTAATCAACAAAAGTAAAATCAGTGATTGGCCCGAAACTTCCTTCAAACTTTGAACCGTTCCAGGCATCCTGCGCTAAATCCATTAAATACAGGTTGTAATTATCAAGTGTCTTTTCAATCATTTAAAACCCCGGAACAATACGCCGTGCCGCGCATCCGTTCATGCCCAGCGACCGTTCAAGCTGTGCAATCTCTGCAATCAGCTTTGACCGCCAGCTCATTAAATTGCTAATATCAGTTCTTTTCACCGTCTGCCTGTCCTGCCCGGTGTCAATCGTGTATTCGGCGATTCCGTCCGCGCCTTCCGGCGAATTAAAATAAGCAATGGCCGCGTCAATCTCGCCCAGAATCAGCCTGTCGTTTGCAAGCTGTTCAGTCCATAAATCGCGGCTGTCTTTGTTAAGGTATTTTTCTGCGCCCGGTAATAACATACTTTAAGCGTAATTGCTGCCGTAGAAATTCGCTATACCGAAAACAAATCTATTTTTAAGTTCTCTTATGCAATACTTTTAGTAACAGTTGCAAATCTGCTGGCTGTGCTATAATAAAGAATTATGAATAATTCAAAAGGCTTTAAGATTGCCCGTATAATCGGAATTGTTGAAATAGTTCTTTCTTTGCTGCTGACTGTTGCAGGGGCTTTCCCTGTCGGAATCCCGCTTCTGCTAATCGGAATTTTTATTGTTGTTGGATCTCGCAAAGCTCAAAAGAAAAATCTTGAAGCACAGCAAAACCCGCCGCAACTTCAGCCCGAACCGCCAAAAGAAAAGGAAAATACGCTGCAAACTCCATCGCAAGAAATTGATATTGCGCAGGCAGCTTATAATTCAGTTATGGAAAAGCGTGTAGATTATGCGCCGCAAACTTCGGAACAATACACCCTTGTTTATAAAGATGCCGCTGGAAATGAAACCCGCCGTGTAATAGATTTGCAGGGCTTTATGTGGGAAGAAAATTTCTACATTGTCGCATACTGCCATTTACGCAAAGCGCAACGGCAGTTTTCGCTAGATAGAATTGTTAGCCTTTATGATTTCAGCGGAAATGAAATTCAAAATCCAAAAGACTACTTCATAGAACTTTATAAACAAACTCCGAAGTATAAAACAGAAAGCATATTAAAAGAAAAAGCTGAACAATTAGCCCTGCTTGTATTCTTTGCTCGTGCAGACGGAACAATGCGCAAAAATGAGCGTGAAATAATTCTAAAATATCTTGATTCACAAATACAGGGCCTTGATTTGGATGCAGCGGAAAAGCGTGTAAAATCCCTGCAATGCGACTTGCGGGCATTCAACCAGATATTAAAAAACGCCCAACAATGGCCGGGCGCAGAAAAACAAATGCTGCTGTCTTGTATAAATCAAATGTATTCACTGAAGAAAACACCCGATCCGATGGAAAAAGCAGCTTTTGAGAAAATAAAAGTATCGTTATCCACTAACTAAACGCTTATAAAACTATCGTTTAAGCTACTTTTCAACAATCTTTCCACATTTTAACAAAACCGCATTCTTAACATATCCAGCCGGGGTAGTTCCAGCTTCAGCGGCATTCTTTTTAATCAGCTCCATTTCTTCCGTGCTGACCCGAATTTGTATTTTAAGCGACCCTGTAGGTTTTCTTCCGCTTCCAGCTCTTGCGCCGCCGCGACCATCTTTTTTAGTTTCCGCTTCCATACTTGCAAAATCCCTTTGTATAGTGTTATTATAAAACAAATGCCCCGTTGTTAATGGGTCATTTGTTTGCTTTGCGGTTCAGCCCAAAAACTGAACCGCATTTTTATTATATTCCATTTTAGAAAAGTGTCAATCATTTTTCAATAATTACAGCGTCATTTCTCTTAGAATCTGCCATAAAATTTTTAGAAATTAGGTATAGCGAGTTTGCAAAAAGAGCGCGTAATATTTTTTTTAGAGGTTCAATATGGCACAAATAAAACTTATGAATTCTATGGGCGAAGTCGTAAAGGATGTGGAGCGCAAGTTCATTAAAGAATACAAGCTGCGGGTAGCCCTCAATTTTCTTCTGCTTGTACTCAATCCGCATTCCCTCAACCATCTGTAACCTGCGCACAAACATATTGCGTGTCAAATGCTCCATGCTTCCGCAGAAAGATTCATAAGCGGCGTACAGTTCAGAAACAAGCACCCACGCTTCTTCTTGATGAACGCAGCATTTTTCGACAAAACTTATAATCCGTGCGTCCTCGTCCATATAATGTGAAATTTTCTCAAGACCTTTTCCCATCCGGCTTCTTTCAAGCCCTGCTTGAAAGACGGTGACAAAATCAGCACTTGCGATATAGCCGCCGTCAACGCAAGATTTCACCCGCTCAAGAAAATTGCCGACCTGCTTGATTCTTGAAGCGTCCGCCCTGCAAAGAGCGACTTCCCGTCGTGCTTCAATTTCAAGCATCTTTGTTTCCGCTTCTGCATTCACGGAAGTGTAGGCACCTGTCTTTCTGATTTGCGGCAGCACTTCCGATGTGACCCACCGCTTGAACTTCTTTGCGTTCTCCAGCTTTGAACCGAATATAAGGGCATACAGTCCGCTTTCATTTATAAAAGTTTTATTTGGATTTCCAATACCGTCGCGAATCGCGACGGTATTCTTGTCTTCTGCATCAACGTGTTTGGCAATAGCGTCCCTTGTATTGGTGTAGCCTAAAGCTGTTGCTACATCATTTCCCAGGAAATACGGTTCACCGTCTTTCTCTACAATGCGGATCATACAATCGCCGAAGGCAAAAATACTTAAATCATTCATGCCACCGCCTCCCGTATGTCTGCCACAAGCCCGCTAATCGTTAGGCCAAGCCTTCCGCAGCTTTCGCCGCTAAGGTTTTCGTCTGTCGGAATCCGCTGGAGCATCTCGCACAGCATGGCCAGCGTGTCCAGTGCAATTTCTGCGTTTTCCTTGATGTCAAACGCATCTTCTGCCGCTTTAGGGTGTACGGCATTTTCTTCGGTCAAGTTTTCCATCTTGAACCTCCTAGTTGTAATTTTCAGTTCCGGGCATAAAAAAAGGCAGGAACTGACCCTAGCACGCAACTAGCCGTGCCGGAGACCTCGCGGTTACTCCACAGTTCCTGCCAAAAATTGCAGTTTCGTTTTCTTTTTATGCGCTCAGAATCGTCCGGGCATAAAAAAATCCGCAGTGTCGGCGCAGAACTTATCCGCTAGTTGTTGATTTGTTTAGGGATTTTCAGTATAGCGCATATATCCCAAAACTTGCAATAGTTTAAAAGTTTTGCTTCCGATACTTTATGTGCTATTATCCTTTTATTTTAGAAAACTGTCAAGCGTTTTTCTAAAATAAGACGCTATTTTTCCCCCGGAACAAGGTTCTGTTTTGCGTATCTCCAGAAAACGCCCATGTCCAAAGCCTTTAGCCCGATTTCGTTTCTGCAAATATCATCCGCCAGAATCTCCAAAGCCGCCAAAGCATAAACGTATGTATCAAAGCCGTGGTTGGGCGCGCCGAATTTTGCCCGCCAGATTGTCTTCAGCCATTGGCCTGTATTCTTGTCTATGACTTCAACTTTCTCTTCCGCTTCAAACATTTTAAAGTAATCATCCCTAAAGTTTTCCGGGAAGTTCGGGAACCATGCTGGCTGCTTTTCACCTTCATTCCATCTCAAAACATTCATGCTGTTTGAAATTCGGTCTTTAAGTTTTCCCGTGTTTACATGGTATGCAAGTGGTAAGCCGATACGGTCAAGCGTTGCCCGGCTGAAAAGCTGGTAAGTTTCACCGCCTTTAATCCAGTCCATACCTTTTGAAGCGTAAACGCCAGCTGTAAACCGTGCCACAAAGGAATAAACCCAATCCGTATAATGGCCGGAATCAACAAGCGTCATTGCAATGCGGTAGTTTAAGCCGTCTTCGTCGGTAAAAATGCCGTTTTCAATAATCTGTTCCAGCTCATCCCACGGGCCGCCGAATTGCTCCGTTGCGCCCTCAATAAACTTAAAGTCAATCGTGTATGTAACGCCGTTCATTGCAAAGCCTTTTATGTCAACATACAAACCGTTTTTCTGAACATCGACCGCACACACAAGAATAAGAATCGGGCTTCCGGCTTCTTCTCGCGCCATCCTGTTTGGAATCGTGCCGCGTGCAAAACCAAAACGCCTGTGCAAGACAGCCTTTTCATATTTGATTTGCTCGTTCTGTTCCTGGAATGTAAGCCCTTGTTTAAGGTTGCGGAAAACGCGGTAGCGTTCTTTGTCTCGCACTTTGTTTGCCTTAATATCCCAGCAGCCCGCCCACTGACTTACATAGTCTTCCCAGGAAAACATTCCTGGCGGATTGTACAAAGCTGTTATGTGGTAGCTTTCCGTATTTGGCTGAATCGGCTTTTGACTTGCCCGCCATTCACCTTTAGGAACAATGGCTGCCTTGTCGTAGTTTTTCATAATGCCGCCGCAATACGGGCATTTATAGCCGACTGTTTCTAAAATCGGCTCAAAGTTTTCGTTGTTCTCCCAGACAATGCCGCCTATCTGCTCTGTTTTATCCTCGTTCCATACCGCCCATTCAAGTTTCTGCATTTCGCCGCAAAACTTGCACGGAACGTAAAAGTATTTCATCGTTCCGTTTTTGAAAAGTTTTGCAATCAAGCTGCTTCTTTCTTCTGTTGGTGTTGAACCGATAAAAAGTTTGCTGCTCGTAGGGTAGGCATCCAGACGGGCAACCGCCAAATCATAAATCGAACCTTCGCCTTTTACTTTTGCCTGCATTCCGTCCGCTTCGTCCACAAGTTCAATTTTGTAAGAAAAGTTTCTGAAACGGTTTCCGCTTCCGGCTCCAACGGCGTGTAAATATCCGCCCGGATATTCCTTTTTTAATCCTGTATCACCTGTATTCTTTGCGCCAGCCGCTTTTCTTGTCTGGCTGAAAATAAGGTTTCTTAATCCGCAGTTGTCTATTGTCGGGTCGATTTTAGTGTTTACGGCATCACGGGCCATCATTTCGTCCGGCAAAACATAAAGCTGCGGCGCAGGATTTTCGCCAATGTAATACATCATTATGCTTTCAAGCAGTCCTGTTGTAGCTCCAACCTGGTTTCCCTTCATAACATAAACGCGCCTTGTCGGGCAATCCGGCGCAAACTGGTCTACAATTTCCCTAAAATACGGAAACTTGTCATAACTGAATTTGCCCGGAAAAGGTGAAAGCGCACGGTCAATGTAACGCACGCTTTCAATGTATTCGCTCGGCTTTCTGTAGCTGCGCTGTGCCGTTAATCGTGAGAACTGCTCAATTAAAAAATCCACATCGTCAAAATTGATTTTAACTTGTGCCATAACCGCCGTTACTACTCACGTGAGTAGTTAAGAATTCATTGCATCCAGAACAAGCAGGGCGTTTTTAAGCTCGCGTCCGGCTTTGAAAGCTGCCACATAATGCGGCGGAATGTTTTTTGTTTCGCCTGTCTTTGGATTTCGTGCATTCTTTCTGCCGTTTCTTTTTTTTGCGTAAAGCGTGCCGAATCCTCGTAGCTCTATTGTGTTGCCGTCTGCCACTTCGTTTTTCATTTTCAAAATAATGTGGTCTATAATTCTGGCCGCTTCTTCACGCCCGAATTTATCACTGTATGAGTTATACAAATCTTCGGCCAAATCGGCCCTAACAATTTTCTTGTTCATATTTGCCGTCCTTGTAATCCTGTTCAATTTCTGCAACGTCTCTTGAAAAAATATCAAGTTCGTTTTTTAAATCTGCAATCTGTCTTTGCAAATTATCCAAATCAACCTCCGGCAAGGAAGAATCAACAAACAGTTTTTGAGACTTTCCCTGCAATCCTCGCAAACACAATGCTTGTATAACAGCGTTTGTTTTTCTCTGATCAATAATCATAAATCCCCCTTTATTACGTGCCATGCAAACCGCAGGCGCATAATGAAATTCTTTTTATTGATGTAATCGCAAAATCCCCTGTAATGCCGGATTGTTTCCCGCCTGTTTCGTCTGTACATTTTCTTGTTCTGGTTTTGACTCATTCTTGAACGCTCCTTATTTATCAATCCAGACTAAGCCTGTAAAATTTCCGTCTGTATTATCAGCAGGGCCGATGTATAAAACAATTTTTCCCCATTGCTCAATAGCCATTTCCATACCTTCTTTGTTAGCGTGCATAGTTCCGCCGTGTCCGTATGTTTCCGCACAAGTTTGCGCAGCCGTTGTGCAACCCATAACAAAATCAAATCCGTGATAAACGGTTTTATAGTTTTCTTTCTTTTCTGCTAGTTTGAATTTTTCCCAAAGTTTCATTTTGTACTGCCTTGTAATAAATCCAGCTTATCGTTCAAGTCTGCAATAACTGCCGCAGATTCATCTTCTGTTTTGTCGTATTTGCCTTTTAAGCCGTTCAGTTCAGAAATAATGTGTTCTTTGCATCCGGCAATGCAGCGTGTTAAATTGTCGCTTAAAACATTTATAACTTCCTGCCGCCTTGTTCCTTCGTCGCTGGAGAGTGCAAGAGCTATAACCTGGTCGCTTACGGCTTCCGGCACATCCAGCAGCTTGTTCATAA